TTTCTAAACATCTATCAGCTATTTGTTGAGGTTTAGATAAACCGTCTAATAGACTATACATCGAGTGACAATGTAAAGGATTATAAAATTTCATTCTACTGCACCAGGAGCTTTGTATTTACCAAAAGAATGTCCATCCTTTTTATATTCTGATACAACGGCGTCCATACCCTTAATCTCTATATCGTGTTTTATTTGTTCGCATTTTGTCATTGGATAGTTTGGATTACAAACTTGATTATCTCTATATTCTATAATTGGTAATATCTTATTGTCGTTTTCAAAAGTTGTTTTACCAAAATGGCACAACTTATTACACATCCATGTTTTATGTAATCTAGGTTTTTTAGTTTTCTTGATCACCTCAAATTTAGACTGTAACATTTTTTCTGTTTTTGCAAGATCGCTTTTATCAAAAAGTATAGAGAATGGACCTCCATCATTAATAAAATATATAGTCACAATCACATAATCATATTCTGGATATAAATGACTAACAGCATAATGATAAATCATCAATTGAGGATCATTCTGTAATTTTTCTGGAGTTTTTTCCTGTCCTGTTGCCCAATCAAGTCTTTTTCCAGTTTTCCAATCCACGATTTCTAATGTATTATCGCTCACTTTGGTGATCAAGTCAATAGTTCCCTTAATAGCCAGATGTCCTTCTAGCTGACCTTCATCAGTAGAATATGAATATTTAGACCAAGGTTTTTTTATCTCTATATCAAAATGTTGCTCTGGACATACTATTTCTCTATTTCTCGGATCAAAAGCCCCACTATTAAATTCTATGGCTTTATAAACCCAGGTACGACAGTCTTTGAAGTCTTTGCTTTCCCAAACGTGATGGGAAAATTCACCAATATAGTAGTTATATACTTGTTCGATTAGAATATCTAAATCATATTTATTAATATTTATATTACCAACTATTTCATCTTCTATAAATAATATTTTATCTTGTTGTGCTTTTTTGATAACAGCGAGCAATTCTAAAACTTTATGACAGATTGTTCCTTTATCTGCTTTTTTATTAGATTGTCCACGCATACCCAAAACATATTCAATAAAATATTGTTGTTCGCACATACTATGAGTATTGTATGACGAACTCCGAAAATATGTAATTATAATGGTAATATTCCTTTATTGGTTAGGAAATTAATAACAGTATCTATTTGCTCTCGTATAGACATACGATGATTATCAATGACTAAATCAAAATGAGAATAATCATAATTATCAGGATCCAACGCAATCTCACTTTCGTGATCTGAATTGTATGGATTACGCATTAATTTTATAACTACGCCTCCAGCATCCTTAATTGAAGAAACTTCGTTTGGAAATCTACAATCTGCAATTATTGCTATGTTAGGATTTTCAGTTTTAATTTTTGATATGGTGGCATCTGCCCATACATTATTTTGCATTTTTCTAAAAATATTTGTGCCAACAAATTGCATAACTTCTCTGGCTGTTAATTGATTATTATCCCAAAAGCAATTTACTAGTTCATTTTTTTGGTCATCAGAACCGTAGCATTGATCATATGTTAATCCAAGTATATTCATGCAAATGTCTTTTTTGAGTGGATCAGCAAAATTATATATCTTGCCACTATTATAGGGGACTATTGATCCATTCGCATATTTTAAAAGAGCTTCAGAGCAAGTTGTTTTCCCTGATTGTTTGCGACCAGCAAATGCAATAATTTGTGTCATATTTTACTCTTAATTTCTGTGTCGATTTCTTCTATGGTCATTTCGGCAACATCTGGCTTATTGATACTTAGATTCACAATATTATAAGTATTTTTACATTTCGTATAAATTATCTCAGCCGCTTTTTTACCAGCTAAATCATTATCCATAATAGTTATTATAGTCATAGCACCAGATCCATCCAATATGATTTTTTGTCTATCGCTTAATGACGAGCCAAACATGGCTACGCTATTATGAATACCGGCTTGTTCTAATCTCCATACGTTACCAGGACTTTCTACAAGAATAACCTTTCCAGACTCTAGTATAGATTTTTTAGCAAACCAGAAATTGTATAAATGATTTTGGCTTTTGAATTCATAATTATGTTTCCATTTAGGGAATTTCCAACCTTCTGATTCTGATGGACAATTCTGATCATGGTAATATCCACATTTGTCACATTTGTCGAATATGCTTCTTCCTGTGCATCCTACTAAAAATTTGTAATCATTATCATAAATTGGTACAACAGCCCTATTGTACATTTCTTTATTAGATTTATTACATAACCCAACATCGTATTTTTCTAAAATATCGTTACTGAAACCTCTATTAATAAAATAATTGCAAGGATATTCTAGAGACTTTCTAACTTGTTGTCTGGTTATTAGTTGTTTAGGAGACTCTGCTTTAGTAACGATATTATTAACGATATTAGTAAAATTAGTTTTCTCTATCTCGTGTTTTGATATTTTGATCTTGTGTACTTCTTGCTTTAGAAAGGCTTCTACAAACTCTATAGTTTCTTCAAAAGATGCAGTATCGTCACCTTCTGTGACCCAGCCATAATTCTTATTCGACAGAACTCCCCTAATAAAGCCTATAATTGATCCTTTAAAAATTTTCTCGCATCCGTGCGTTCTGCATTTCCAGTTACCTCTATAAGATTCTCCTTCAGGATATAAATTAAAAGCAGATGGATTATCTCCATTGTGTATGGGACAACTACCCGATATCATTTTGCCGTTATGTTTTAAATGACTTATAGATAATACTTGTATAAGATCATCTATACTATCGCACAACTTGTCGCAAATTACTTTAAGCTGTTTTTGATTATACAAACGGGATGTTTTCTTCTGTGTTATCATTTTCTAGTACAAATGTATTTTTGTTATTCTTTTTGGTTCCTGTATTATTAGAAATTTCTAATTTGGTTCTTCCTTCTGTGATTTTTGCACACCATCCTTTCATATGACAATTAATATAATCGTTATCATCTAATCCTCCGCCGTGACGGCTAATTAATGGAACCAATTTGCGATTACCTTCTGACGGACCATCTTCGGCTATTTCTTCGTCGCTTTTGCGTTTAAATATACTGAAATTACTACATAGCCATATAATTCTATCTGATCCACTAGCCGTATCTGTACTTTCTTTGGTGATACCATCTCTATTTAATTGAATAAAAGCCACAATTGGCACTTGATATCTAACAGCAAAATTATGAAGACTTGTCATCATAAATCCTAATAATTGATATTCTTTGAGGTCTTGACTAATACCAGAACTATCCATTAATTTTAGATAATCATAAAATATAACACACTCTTTTGCTGTACCATCATCATTTAAACCAACCTCTTTAACTAACCATCTTCTCATGATGGCTAATTGATCTTCAAAGGGTTTTCCAGCTATGCTTTTATGGTATATTTTTAGAGATTTTAATTCGTTAACAGCTTTTGCTATTTTATTCTTTTTATCCGGAGAATCAGCAAACTTTCCGGTTTCTATACTATTGATTTCGGTTTCGCTCATCATAGCAAGAATTCTATGAATATGATCTTGTTTATTCATTTCTGTATCCATATTTAATATGGGAATACCAAGATCAGCAATATTTTTTCCTATATTATCGGACAAAAGCGTTTTTCCTGTTTTGGGTCTGGCCGCTATAACATTTACTGTTCCTCTTCTTAATCCTCCGCCAATAGCCTGATCGTACACAGGAAATCCTGTTGGTATACCAACTTGATCTACTTTATTTTTTTCTAGATTTTCGATGTACTCATCAAGATTAGAACCTATTTGCTCCGGAGCAGAGTCAGTATCGTTAAGGAGCGACGTAAAATTAAAAACCGTATCCTCGGCTAGTCCTATAATCGAAGATATAGATTCGCTACCATTAATTTCTAATATTTTATCTTGTGCTTTTTCTAGTTGCTCCCTAAGTAATCTTGCAATTTCTAGCTTACGAATTTTAGCCGCAAACTTAGGTACATTTTCTTTATTAACAGGAAAATCTAAAACCGCCCTAAGATGTTGGGCCTCTTCTTTTTTGGATAAAATATGAGACACACCAACTTCTTGAGCCACAGAATATATAGATGCGAGATCTATACTATTAGGACTATTCTTTTCACACAGATCTTTTAAGCACTTATATAGTATTTTATTACTATCAATGGTAAAAGAAGACTCTTGAAGTATATCTGCAATATCAAGATAAACTTCCTCGCCATACTTACATATTCCTGCGAGTACCGCTCTTTCAGCAGAAGGATCAGATAAAATTATTGGCATTTACTCACCAGCCATCGTAGAACACTTGTTGCATTTATATCTATCGTTGGAATCCGGCAGAAGAACAGGATTGATTTTTTCGCTTTTCCCACAAGATCTACACTTTACATCTACAGCCTCAAATTGTCTTGTTCTTGGGCTTGGAGGATGAACAGACAACTTTTTATCTATTAAAGAATCACTTTTATGCATACCGGCTTCTGGCATATTATCAAATTTATTATAATGTTCTGATTTTAGTTTTCTTGTTTTTGTTTTTATATTATGATCTGGAAGAATTTCTTCTGTTCTCTCTTCTGCCTTTGGAGTATTTTCTTTCGGTAATAAATTTTGTAATGCACTAATTAATTGCTTAATTTGCTCTGGATCACTAAAATTAAGTTCCATGATGTTTCACCTTTGTTTTTTGAATAGAAATCAATATATCTGATAGATTTTTTACAGAGGAGGCGATATAACTGAGTCTATCTGATCTTTGTTTGGCATATTTCTTAATTTTGTTTAATGCACTAGCTTTATCGTTGTGTTTGATGGCTTGTGCTGACTTTTCTATATAGCCATATCCCTTATAATTATTTATATCATCAGCAATAGTTTCTTTAATCGTATCTTCCGCCCAGTTTAATCTTGCGAGTTCTCTATTTAGTGATCTTTGTATATGAAAAGCAAATTGGGCCAACCTGTATGCTATTTGAGAACAATCTTCTGGCGTTAATTTTTCTATGCGATCTCTATCCATGGTTAAATATTGATTGATCTCTTGTTCGCTAATAACCTCACTAATATAATTAGGTAGTCCGAGATTTTTCTCGTACTCATCTAAAATATTGTCCCAATAACTAACTTGTTCAGTTGAACTTTTGTTGGTGGTAGTATTATTCATTTTTTATTCTGCTTTTCCATTTGTCTATATCTTCATTAAACGGTAATTCTATATATTCAATCCCATTGATACTGCACCATTCAGCTTTTTCTTGATCTCTTTTTTTGTGCCTCATGAATCCTAACAAGTTGTGATGATAAAATCTGCTAAATGTATAATGTTGTTCTCCATGTACTTCTATACATTTCTTGTTCAATGGCAAGTAAAAATCCAAATACAGAGTTTCTGATCTCCTAACTTGAACTGGTACTTCTTCTAGAACCTGAAGTGTTGGAAAACATTCATGAATTAACTCTCTGGCTTTTAGATGTAGGCTTGATTTGTTCTTGAGCGACCCATGAGATATTCCACCAATTAATTGCCAATGACAAAAATTATTGTCCAAATCTTTTACTTGCATTTGATACCCATTGTTTCATAGACTTTTTCCAAAAGATCATTATATGTTTTCGGATTATCAACAAGATACTGTCTGGCTTTTTCTAAACCTTGAAATTTTGGCTTATCTTCAACAGTAGTAATTGTATACCAAGCACCACCCTTATTGATTAAGCCAAGATCCACGGCTAAATTTAAAAGCTCCATGTGTTTATCAATACCTGTTCCGTATCTTATATAACTAGTAATTGAGCCGCCCGGTGGTCCTAATGCCGAACATAGTACTTCCCATTCTACTTCTTGTCCGATTTGTGGACTATCATCGGATAGATTCCACTTCTTAAAAAACTTGGCTTTAAGCTTTATATCAGTTTGATATGCAATGGCCTGACCGCTCTTCTCTTTCCATTCAGCATTTCCATATCCGGGATTACCCATTAGATGAGTAATACCAATAACTATATTTTTGTTAACAGGAATAACATTAGCTACTTTACGACAAAACTTAGCTAATAATTTTGCTCCGTCTGCTCTTTGCATTTTATTCATATCGCTAGTGATCTCGGCCTCGGTGCATAATGCTGAATATGAATCAATAATAACTATTGATCCTGGTAATTCATTAATAATGCGTTCGCCTATTTGTAGATATTCTTCTGCGTGTAAAATTTTACCTTCTTGAGATCCTACAATATGAAATTTATCAAGATTTAATCCTGGTATTCCTTCTAAGTCTCTTTTTTTCAATCTACCTTCAATGTTCAGGTAATACACTTCTCGGCCATCTTTAAAAGATCCATATGCGTATTCTGGTTTTTGTGCAGTAGCACAGAAATCTAGGGATGTTGTTGTTTTTCCGCACTTGGGTTGTCCTGTTAAAATAACAAAACTACCCTCTGGAATACCACCATTTAATACAATATCTAACGATGGACTAACTGGTATTGTGAGCAGTTTTTTGTCCATGACAGAACTTGCTGTAATTAGAATATTATCTCCGAAGTTCTTTTTTACATCCTCTTTTAAGCTCATTCTAATTCCTTTAATCTTGACAGAGTATTTTTTTGTTTAGATGATTTGTGGTATGTCTTTTGAGTATTTCTATCAAATTCCATAGACAATTTATTATTTTGTGCTTGTATGATAGCCTCGTGTTCTTCTATGATAGGAATCAAGTGCGGTGCTCGCAATGAAAAAATTTTCTTGGCTCTATCGTCTTTGATGGCTTCTATAATGGCTTGGCTAGAATATTTTTCAATTAATTTATTAGCTGTGGCTATCTGATTTCTATAAAATAAAGACCACTCCTTGTTTGTCCAAAATCTAAAATGCAAATCCTTTTTTTCCTTTAATGCCTTGTGTTCGCAAATCAGCTCAGTAATATATTGCTGTGCTGTTACAAATTTATCATTGGAATATTTGGAGATATATTTCATTTATTTTTATCTGGTCGAAAAATAGATACTTTGCCACTACGAGATACTGTGGATTTGATTTTTTTCTTGAAATCGTCATTTACTTCTGATGCTGCTTTTGTCATAATAGCCACAGAATTGATCTTCTTATTGTTGGTTTGTGTAATCATAAGATCTTTACTATTAACCTTCGAAGAAGTTGTTTTTATTTTAGTATTATTGCTAGATTGTTTGGTTGCTTTTTTGATATCTGAAATATCTACTTTGAGTTCTTTGGATATTTGTTCATCAGATTTCCCTATACTATTTAGGTACAATATTGCGTACTTTGTTTCTTTGTTCATGTTAGTTCCCTTTCTGCATTATTTAACCATGCGACATTTTTTGTTCTTAAAAAATTTACATACATATCAAAAACCTTTTGATTAACTCTGGTGAAACTGAATTCATTTTTACCTACTTTTGATAAGAATTTATTAGCTTTGCCTTCTGAATATAGTCCTATTGGATTAAATATCTTACCATATAATCCAACCTTTACAAAATATTGAGTATCGCTATCGTTGTTGATTTTGGAATAAGCGTAAGCATTTTTTTCATTTTTGGTTCGCGGATTGTTGTTTTCATCCAAGAAATCGTGTTTTCCTAAAACAGTATAATAATTCCTATCCGAAACTGGATCTATTTTGGAAGGATTGATTTGGAATATATTAGAATAATGATTCATTTTTTACCTCGTTTAGTTTTGCCTTTGGATCCTGGCCATTTGATTTTTTCTGGTTTTTTGATTCTGCTCATGCCTGTTGGTAATGTCTTAGTACTTTCATCAAATTTATATTCGTTATGTTTATGATATAAATGAGTTTTTTCATCCTCGCTCATTCTGTCACTATTACGTTTAGCTAAATCGCCTAATGTTTTTAATTCTGTATCAGACTTACGAACACTTGTGCTTTGTGTTATCACATCATCAACATATCTTCTGTGGGTTTGTTTACTGTGGCATTTTTCACATTTGGGATGATCTATATAGTCTTTGATATAAAAAAATAATTCAAATCTATTTTGACATTTTTCGCACTGATATGAGTATGTTGGCATTATAGATAAGATTCCGGCAGATATGTCTTCCATTCTTCTGGTAGATCATCTTTTATCTTAAGAAGATGTTCGGCAATAGGCAAGAATTTCATATTTTTATTTGGTTTTATTGGTAATTTAATCAAGGGCATATTAGCTTGTTTGGGTGTTTTATTACCCTTTTTACGATTACAGTATGTACACGCCGTGACTATATTTGTCCAACTAGTTGGTGATGATGGTCCTGTCCATTTAGATTTTGGTATAACATGATCATATGTTAGACTACTCATTTCATATTGTTTATGGCAATATTGACAAGTATAATTATCTCTGATAAAAATATTTTTACGAGAGAATATAACATCCTGATTATTGATTCTAAAAAATCTTTGCGTTTTGGTTACTGCTGGAATAGGATATTTTTTATCTACTCCATTGATGTGATCGTTTTTATAGAAATCTATTATTTCAATACCGTATCTAGGATTATTTTCAAATCTTATAGACCATATAATAGCCTTTTGCCAGGATATTATACTTAATGGACTATAATCAGCATTCAATAATAGACATTGTTTATGTTTTTGTTCCATTTTCAAAATTATCTAATCTTGCTAAAATTTTTGCTATTATTGGATTTCTCACTATGTCTGATGATTCTAATTTACAATTCCCGATACCTTCTATTCCATCTAGAGCATTGATCATATGAATAAATCCACCCTGTAAGTGTCTACTAAGATCGGATTGTCCAATATCGCCAGTTAGTATTAATTTACTCTCGTGACCAACTCTTGTCAATAACATTTTTAATTGTTCGTATGATGCGTTTTGGCACTCGTCAGCAACAATGAAACAGTTGTGAAAATTACGACCTCTCATTAAACCTAAAGGTACTACTTCTATCTTATTATTTAGTTTTAATGAAGCATACTGGGCCATACTAATAAAATGATTAATTTCATCAATAATAGGCAATAAATAAGGATGTAATTTTTCTTCCGCCGTTCCTGGTAGATATCCTATTTTTTCACCAGCCTCTATAACTGGCCTTGTGATAACAATTCTATTAACCTTTTGGTCTAATAAATACTCTAGTGCCATACCAATTGCTATGTGGGTTTTACCTGATCCGGCTAACCCTTGACAAAAAGTTATAGTATTTTCAGCAACAGTTCTTATATATTCTTTTTGATTTTCGCTCCTGGGTTTTAATCTATTTCTATAGATAGGACCAGATTGTTCAATATCATTAGTGAGATCAACAGCTTTTTTCTTTTTATTATTTTTTCTCAATGTTTACCCTTTGCGAATAGTGGATTAAATTAGACATGCACCGCCAGCGCAACTAATTTCCTCTATTCCCACGGTATTGTCCTCTGTTTCAGATAGTTGCGTATAATCAACCTTTTTGAAACTATTATATAGATCACAATAGATTTTCCAATTATAAACGTCTTTCATGCAATATGTTAAACGTTTGATATCACCATCAAAATATTTACCAGCAAAGTTTTTCATTTTCGTAACAAATAATAACTTATCTTGAGCATCGTCTGTCTTTGCTTGATTCATACTAACGTAATCGCAAGCGGCCCAAAGATTGTTATCGAATGCGTTAAGAGATAACTCGATTAGACCAGAACACCACAATGCAGCATCACCATACTCTTTAACAATTTCACGACTAGTATAAACTGTGGTAAATGGTGCTTGTGGATAGTCTTTATCGCCACTCTGAGGAATCAAACTAATACCGGCAAAATATTTACGATTATCATAAATAAATTTGGTTACGTCTTCCCATTCGTCAGGCTTAACCGTAACAGTATTACTAACATTATGGCTCAAATATTCTTGAGTACATAAGCCTTTATTTTTTCCTGATTGTACCCAATGCTTTTGAGTATCTTTTACTATTGATAACATTTCAACGGCTGGTAATTGATTCTTTAATTTTGCACCATCAGGTACTTCTATAGGAAATTTAATAACTTCATCAGTATTATTGGCCGACCAAGATGATTTTTCGCAGGCTTGCGGGTTTAATTTTTTGAAGTGTTGGTATGGTGCTTCTAAAATGTTCGCCTGTACATGACGTATATATCGTTTGGCGTGATGTGGATGTATACCAGAACTAGTACCCAACATACTACTGCTGGTACCTTCTGGTTTTAAGCATGTGACTCTAGCCGCTTGATTAATACCTATCTTTTTTGCTAATTCTTTATTTGTTTCGACCGCTATTTTAGCGCCTTTGGTCAAAACCTTTTCTGTCAAGACCAGATCGTGCTTTTCCATTGTGCCAGTTAATGACACGCCTAATAGGGCTTCCCTGTCAAAAATCCTTTCACTAGTTTCTCCCAAATAATCCAATTTAGTAAAACCAGCTTGAAGAGTACCAATAATGGAAGCTGCTTTGCACCTTTCATAAAAATCCTCCTCGTCGGTTACACTAGAACAATTAATGGTAGAAAGATTGCAACCCTGCCATCCGCTCTTACCATTTTCTTCATCGACAGGCCACATACCAATTTCTACACATGGATTAAAAATCATTTCTGTAGACTCGCTCCAAATAAATCCTGGTTCTCCGAATTCTTTCACAGATTGCATAAGAGTATCAAATTCCTCAAAAGTAGTTTCATTCTTTAGTAGGAGTGCGGAATTGTTACTTCTTGCTCTCTGTGGATTGTCAATAAACCAATTACCGGTTTTAGCTTTTGCCATTTCTTCGTCATCGGGACTAAATAGCGCTAAACTAGCCGAACGCCTTACTCCTCCACTTAAAACAGCATCGCTACTATGCATCACTATATCATAAGCGTCGATAGGACGTAATTTTTTTTGTCCATTTGCTATACAACGATCTAATAAAGATCTGATTTTTTCAAGGCCATTTGCTAATGGCTCATAACCGGGTGCTTTACCCACGCCGGATGCCAAAGACGATCCTTTTGGTCTAATATTAGTATAATCAAAAACTATATGACAATTTTTATATTGTTTGAATTCTTCTACTGGTTTACTAAAATAAGAACTAAGTAAAACACCTAAAGCATCGGCCCAACCTTCTATGCTATCGTCAATAACATATTTAGTTCCAACATCTTCTACGGGGGCGTGCTCTAGTGTTGGTAATTTAGAAACATGGTGTTTTTGTACACTAAATCCGGTTCCACTTCCGCACAATAATAACCAGAAACATTCTTGGAAAAAACGTAATCTATCACAGTAAGAACTGGTACAGTTATAGATTTTTGCGTGTCTTTTAAGAATAGGATCGCCACCAAATTGGAGTGCTCTTTGAGAACCAAGAACCTTTTTCTTATACATTATATCATAAGCCCAATCAATATCGTCTTTGATTCCAAACTCATCATACTTCGTGTGCATCATGTCACGGACTCTATCAACCGCTTCTTTCCATGTTTCACGGCGATTCTTATCCTCAATCCAACGAGCGTATTTACTAACGAATGTATAATTTTGCAGTTCTTGGAGCGCCGACATATTATCTCCTATATAAAATTGCTGAAATGCCCAGTAATACTGTGAGTTGAAAAGAAGTTAAACACATTTCTGTATTACCGGTAAACTTATGATATAAAAAAATAAAAATACTAAT